CTGGTTTACAAATTAAGACAAGGTCTTAGGGAGTATAAGCCGGATGACTATTTGTTATTGACTGGTGATCCTGCTATCATAGGTGTAGCGTGTTCAATTGTTTCTGACATAACCAATGGTAAATTTAATTTGTTAAAATGGGATAAACAAGAAAGAAAATATTATCCTATTGAAATCAATCTATACGAGAAAGGAGAAATTGATGAGTAAAACAACAAACATGCCAGAGACCATTACTACACAGGACACTGGTATAAACACAACACAAAGTAGGTCAATTGATTTTGAAAAAGATCAACAAGACCTGATGAAAAAGACTGGTAATATACAGTCACTAGCAGATCAAGTTGAGGCACTTGAATTTGTTATACGTAACATAGAGGGTGCAGAGGAAAATTTAAAAGATTTAAAAAAGAAAAGAGATCACATATCAGGTGAAATAATACCAACCATGATGTCTGAAATGGGTTTTTCAGAGTTAACCTTAAAAGATAATACAAAATTAAAAGTTACCACCTCTTATAAAGCACACATAAGTGAGGCAAATAAAGAGATGGCTTTTAACTGGCTTCGTAACAATGGACTAGGAGATATAATCAAAAATGAGATATCCGTATCTTTTGGTCGTAACGAGGATAA